TGCCAGACCCTCAATGATCCCAACCCTGTTGGCATAACCGACGGCGACCATGCCGACGTCCCCCGCCGACAAATCCCCACCAGTTGCCACATCGTCAGTCACATTGTTCATCTCTCTGCGGAGTCGTTCCCGCACTGTCTCTAAAATATTATCGACCAATACTCAACCTTTCAAGGATTATTTGTCCTCACCCTTCTCTCGGCTCCCCCGATTACCGCCCCGGATCACCCCCAGGAGCCGCTGTGCCATATTCTGTGTGTCACGCATACGCTCGTTGGTGAGGCGCTCCCCCTCCCGGGCATCAGCGTTCTCGTTGCGCTGTAGGTTGACCGCCTCGCGGATCGTAGACTGCGCCTCTTGCGACTCGATGCGCTCCCGTTCGATCTCATCGTCGGCCACCCCAAGCGCCACATCGACGCCCAGCCGCGCGCCAGCTTGCTTCTCGGCGGACTGGATACGCGCCAACTCAACCTCAAGCCGCTTGAGTTCGATCTGCTTGTCGAGCATGTCCTGCTGCACGTTGACGCCCAGCTTGGAGCCTTCCACCTTCTCCTTGGACGCTATCTGTTCGCGGCCCAGCATGGCGCGGAGCTTGTCGGCCATACCTTTGCGCTCGACTTCCTTGGCCTTGGTCTCGGCGTCCATCTTCTGAAGCTGGAGGACCGGGTCTTTCTGGGACTCCGCGTTCTTCTGGGCCTGCGCCTCGGCCAAATCCTTCTTGAGCAACTTGTCCGCGGCGTCAGCCACCAACTTGGACAGATGGACCTCGGTCTCGGCTGGCAGGTCCTTGTCGAACTCGGGCAGCGGTACCCCCAACTCCTTCTCAATCGCTCGGCGGTACGCGAACGCCACATGCTCTTGGATGTGCGCCGCCGCCGCCGCCATGATGGCCTTGGCGGCTGGCGTTTTGCTGATGGATTCGATTATCTTGGGGTCTTCACCCGCCGCCACATGCACCCTGATGTGGCTCTTATGGTCCTGATGAATGTGCGCCTTGACCGGCTTGCCGGTCATGATAGCCATGTTCTCGGCCACCGGGTCCATTGGCCTCATCTCGTCATCCAACGGGATAAGCTTCTCCGGGCTCTCTTCACCCAACGCCTCGATCATACCCCGGTGAAGCGCCTTTTGGTCATATAGGTGAGGGGCTGTCTGGGCCAACTGGTGTATGGCCTGATGGCGCATGATGCGGTGGGCCATAGTGGACGCATTCGGATTGGACACCGGGATGACATCCACGCGGCCATCGTAGTCCTTACCGCGGGTGACCCCCTCCTCGACATCGTATTCATACTCGTCGGGTGCGTGGACCCTGACTAGCTCCGCGAGCATCTTGAATTCACGCTTCATCGCGGCGTGGATGCGGGACTGGACCCCTGTCATCACCTTCATGCCACGTTCAAGCAGGGCGAGCGTGGTGCCAACCGGCGCTTGGCTGTTCATGTCGGAGATTTTCATGTCGGCTATCGACGCAAGGGACTTGCCCTCGCTCACGAGGAACCCCATCAGTTCGAGCAGGACGCTCGACGGCTCCTTGAACGGCACGAAAGTTATATTGTCCTTGATAGCGCCCCCGGGCACGTCCACATCGCGCATCTCACCCGGACGGAGCGGCGAGTTGTCGCCTTTTATCCTCAAACCCCGTGATTTCAGCCCCGCTGGGAGGTTCGCCAGCGTCCCTGCGTCGATCAACTGCCGCAGAATGCTCGTTGCGCCCTTGGCGAGGCCCCCGAGAAGGTGAACGAGGCCAATTCCGTAGAAACCAAGGCCCGGCAGGAACTTGTAGGGGGCAAAAAACTCGTTTTTAAGTTTATGGGGGTCTTCTTCCAGCCAATTCCGGTAAATTCCCAGCACTTGCTGGCTGTGTTGCTCAATCGTGACGATGTAGGGGCGCATAATCCCCGTCTCTTCGTCACTCTCGTCCTTATCCTCAAAACCTGCGAGGTCGAGATCGACGTGCATCTCCAAAACAGTGTTCCGGTCGTCCTTCTCGGCGCTGGGTGCGCTCCCGGCGGCCTTGTCTTCCTTCCTCTCGACGTCGGTATACTCGACCACGGGGTCGGGCACGTCTAACATCACGTACTGCCCGGCATACTGGGCCTTGATGATGTCGTTCTTGGACATCTTCATGACGTGTGTGGCGCGGGGGCACGTCTTCAGGTCGGTAGTGCCATACGCGACTACGAAGTCGTCGGCCATGACGAACTGCGAGGTGTAGCGTCCCAGTGTCGGGCTGTAATAGACCTTTTTAAAGATTGACCCAGCAATGCCCAGGTGGAAGAGCGCCTGCTCATGCTCGTCGCGATACTCGGTCATGACCTCGGTGCATTGATAGTTCATGTCCACGCGGACGCGCTTGGCTTGCGCCTCTTTCTCACGCGACACTTTCCCGGCCACCTTGGTCAGGACCGGTCCCGCTGCGGGGAACGTCTCGTGCATGGCGTCAGCCTGGAACTTGATGACGGCCTCGGTCAAGAGCGGATGGAAAACCCCTGCGGCCCCAGCCCACGGCTGCTGTCGGTCCTCGATCTGGAGACCCAACAGGCTGATGCCCTTGATGTACGCGGCCTCCCACGGCTTACGGGTCTCGCGATCATCCTTGTAGGCCTGCACGAGTTCTGTGGCGAGGGTCACCAAATCCTGGTCGTCCATGACCTCGGCTAGATTGCGGTCGTGATCGACATTTTCGTCCTCGCCCTCCCCCGGCGCGAAGTCCACCACCACACCACCGTCTTCCTGCATCTCCTCACCGACCACCTCGTACTCGACGTCGTCCCCGGTCAAGTCCAGTTCAAGCTCCGGCCCGTCCTCGACCTCGATGTCGAATGGCGTCAGCTTCTTATCTACGTTGATAGCCATGCCGCCCCCTAATAGAACTCATAGGACTTGGCCGGTAGGACCTCGCGGTCGTCCGCTTCCTCGTCCTGCGTTGATTGAACAAACCCACCCTGTCTGTAGCGCAAGATGGCCTGTGTCGAACTGTCCACATAATCATCATGCTCCCCCGCCGGGAACTCAGCGAACTCTTCGATGACCTCGTCGGCCCACCGATGCTCCGACGCCCAGATCACTCCAGAGTGAAACAAGTCGGAGACCGCGTTCACTCTGGCGATCTTATCGTTACCACGGCTCGGTGTAAACTCACTCACTGGAATGCCCAGCGCCCGCATCTCATATATGAGCGGCGCGCCGGACGCCCGCTTCTCCACGATGAGCGCCTCTGGGTCCCACTCCTTGTACATCTCCAGCGCCTTCTTCTTGAGCGCCGGGAACTCCAGCCGCCCTCTGTAGGCGTCGAGCAATATCAAGTTGGGCATCTTCTTACCCGTGTCCTCATTCTCATGATAGAACACACCCCACGTCGTACAGGCCGAATAGTCGGCGCGCTGGGTCTTCTCGAACGCTGTGTCCCACGATTGGATGATGAACTCGACCGCGGGCGGCTCCTTATGCTCCCACCGCTTCCACCACTCGCGCTTGACCAGAGCGCCTTCCTCGGCGGTCGGCGTCTGCTGATATTGGGCCATCCACTTAGGGATCGGCAACTCTTCCTTGATGGCGAGGATTTCCTCCTCGGGCCAGTACTCCGGCCAGATCGGCTTGCCAGACGGTAGGATGGCCGGGAGTTCAATCACCTCCCACTCGTCGATGTTACCCTTCTCAACCGCCGCCTTCACCGCCCGCCCCGTCAGGTCGCGCTTCGACCACCGCGTCATCACGATGACAATCGCGGCCCCCGGCTGGACACGCTGCCTCGGGCCGGAGGTGTACCACTCGAAGACGCTGTCATAAATCTCTGGCTTGGTCTCGGCCTGTTTGGCCTGCTGCTCCGAATGCGGGTCGTCAATCACAATCAAGTCGCCGCCGCGCCCAGTCAGGGTGCCACCCACGCCGATGGCAAAATACTCCCCCTTGGCCGTCGTCTTCCACTTCCCCGCCGCCGCCGCGTCGGCGTGTACAGCCACACCCGGGAAAATCTTCTTGTACTCGGTGTCCCCTATCGTGTCGCGTACCTTACGCCCGAAGTCCACCGCGAGGTCGCTCGTGTTGGACGCCTGGACGATGTACTTATGAGGATAATGCCCCAGGAACCACGCTGGGAACAGGTGGCTGGCGAACTCGCTCTTGGTGTGCCGGGGGGCCATATTGATGATGAGCCGCTTGAGTTCGCCGCGCATGACGCGCTCGAAGGCGTCGGCCATGATCCGGTGATGGTAGCCCTCGACGAAGCCCGGCCACACCTTCTTGACGAAGGTGAGGAAGCTATCCTGGGCCGACCGCTGCGCCTTGACGACCCCAAGCTCATCCAATTTGGCGAGGATGTCGCGTTGCACCTCAAGGGGTAGCTCGGGCAGCCGGTCGATATAATCCTGAATAGTGGCCGGTAACATCTGAAAAGGGTATTGTAAACCGGGGGCGGGGGCAAGGGTTAAAGGGAGACGAGGCTACAACTTGCCAGACGCAACAGGGGAGCTATCGCGGCGGCAAAACACGGATTGACCGGGCAAGGTTGGGTGTCCGCTCGATGTAGCCCCGCTCTTCCAGCTTGGAGACGAGTTCAGACACGGTGCCCTTGCTCTTAGCCCCCAAGCCAACCTTTATCTCGTCGTAGGACGGCGCGTAGTCCCTCTCGGCCCAGTAGGCCGTGATAAACTTCAGACATGCGCTCATCCGTGGGGTCATAGTGAACATAGCCTAGACAAAACGAGACCCCCCGTCAACCATACCTCGGGTACCCCGCCGCTTTGGCGTACCAGTTGAATCTGGCACCCGCTATACCCTGGTTGCTGTGGAACACCTTCTTATAGTGTTGTGTACACCACGAGCCGTGGCCCTTGACCTTGCGCCCACACATCTTGGTCGCCGCGCCGCGCGGCTCGCCAACGATCCAGCGGCAGGCCCCAGGCCCCACCTGACCAAGTAGTACACTCATTCTATACCCCCGAAGATGTCGTCCCACCCCACCTTATACTCTTCTGACACACGCGGCCTCTTCACGTAGTTGGTGGGGTCCTGTGGTACACGGCGCTCGTTGGTGAGGTACCAGTCGGCGGGCTTCTTGCCGTCCTCGGCCAGCTTGGCGTGGTGGTCCCGGCGCGACTGTTCGTACCGCTCCTGCTCCTCCGGTGTGCGCTTAGTGCCCTTCGGCGGTCCGAAGATGGCCTCGTGATTTGCCTTACCCTGGGCCGATAGGCCGGGGGCGCGGGCCTTATCCTTATGACTTGTCATAACCCAACCTCCCATATACCTCGCCAGCGCCGTTCACGACCCTAGCGACCTGTCTATCCGTTAGTACCTCTCTCCCGTTCCCCGGCTTCCCGTACCGGAAGAAACGCGCACCCTTCTCGGATGCCTCCACGAAGCCGTTCGACTGCTCGTCCTGCTGGAGCCGGGAGAAGCTTGAACCCTGTATGGCGTCCACCACATTGTTGAAGTCGCTGACGCGCATGTCGAGAAGCTGCGCGAGGGTGTGGAAATTATCCGGCATGTTCTCATATTTCAAAATCAACCCGGTGTGCCCCCACCAACTAAGAACATGCCTCGGCCAATCTTTAGCCACCTCCTTGGACATCCGGTCCCGGGTCACACCGAAGAAGTCGGCGGCAGACGGCACGATGTCAACGGGGTCGCGCACGATGTATATGGCGGGGCGGCTCCCGTGGGTCTCCTCACTGTACGCCTTGTGGGCCTTGCCAATCCACTCCTTGCCGGGGGTCTCTCTGGGCGAGGCGTCTGTGTAGAGCGGCATGGCGTTGATCTGGGCTAGGGAGAGGGGCCGCTGCATGGGGTGCGCGAAGAGGTTGGCCAGGAAGACCCTAGCCCATGTATTCCCCGATTTGGGGAAACTCGCAAGCCATCGGACGCTCATGGTGATTTCGGGGGGCCAGGGGTACGGACAGGTGTGGCGTCTGGGGCGTTATCTATGCGTCTGATCTTATTTAGGCCTGTGGGGTTGCCTATCCTCGTAACCTTCTTGCAGCGGGCGCACCTCCGATTGCCGACCCACTCCGACGTGAACATCTGGCCACAGCCGAGGCACTTCCGCATCGCTGGCTCCAGTTTGGAGGATACCGGCTTTCTGGGGTGGCCCCCGGGCGGGCGGATAGAAGAACGGGTCATCGTTCACACACCATAAGGCTGTACCACTACGTCTATTTTCAAACCGCCATTTGACGGTTTGAAATCCTCTCTCCCCGGTGGCCCACTTGGTGGTGCCACATGGGAAAGTTGCCGGTCGCGGACATGAGATTTGAAAGGCTTTGTCCCACCGGCTGACGGGGTTTTTGTCATGCGAGGCACTCACCGTCTAATCCTCGTCCGGGCGTTGGTGCTAGGGCACCGG